TGCTACCCACCTAAAAGTACCTGAAACTGCTAGGTTAAAAAGTGCCTGAAACTGCTAACACATGAAAAAAGAATACCGACCAAGATTATCTAAACAAGAGTATGAATATGTAAAATCTATAAGAAGCAATAAAGGGGGTGTTGGAATAATAGGAGACACTCACGAACCATTTTGCCACCCACGATATAGAGATTTTTGTTATGAAGTTTTTGATAGATTTGGAGTTTCTGATATAGTACATATTGGAGACGAGGTTGATAATCACGCCCTATCATATCACGAAAATTCTGCTGAAGCTTATGATGTTCTAAGAGAAAGTGAATTAGCACAAGAGAAAATGAATGAATGGTATAAAGCCTTTCCTGATGTAAGGGTTTGTGTAGGAAATCACTCTGCACTACCTTTTAGAAAAGCAACATCAACAGGTATTCCTAAGAGATTTCTAAAGACTTATGAGGAGATTTGGGAAGCCCCAAAGGGTTGGAAATGGAGACTACAATGGGAAATAGACGGAGTATTATATGAGCATGGAACGGGTAGTGGAGGTATATCAGGTGCTAGAAATAGAGCAATAGCTAATCGGCAATCTACTGTAATGGGACATTCTCATTCTTTTGCAGGTGTTTCATATATGGCTTCTCGTAATGATATAATATTTGGAATGAATGTGGGTTGTGGAATTGACGTGGACGCATATGCGTTTGCTTATGGCACACACTTTCCTAAAAAACCTACATTAAGTGTGGGTGTTGTGTTAGATGGTGGCGAAACTGCTGTTGTTGTACCTATGGACTTAGGAAGTAAGATAACAAGAATTAAATAAATTTCTTTTTTTTATTTAACTAATTATATTACTCATACTATAACTATTACTATTACTATAAGGGTTTAGGCAACCCTTGACCAACCCTTAAATTATTTCTTTAAAATCTGATTAAATTCAAAAAAATTAAAAAAAAAGTATAAAAAAGTTTGGTAGTTTAAAAAATTGTTGTATCTTTGCATAGAATTTCAACTAACTAATGTTTAACTAAACGACTAACTAACTATGAAAAAACTTGAAAAAATTTTAACTAACACGCTAGAAAAACTAGCAGGAGATTACGAAAGTAAATTTCTTTCACAAAGCGAATATAGTGATAATGCACTAGAAACATCAATAGAGATTTGTAAAAAACACCTACCTTTTATGGATGAATGTAAAGATAAAAGACAAATGGTAGTATTTACTTTATCTGACAATCCTAAGTATTGTGTAGATTTAGTGGACTATTATTATGGTAATGACTTACATATTGAAAATGAAAGTTATTATATTAATCAATTTAAGAACACATTATCACACGATTTATTAGGACTATATAATAAAGACGAGTATTTTGTACCTAGAATTAATAACGAAACTGTATAGATATGAATTACGATAATTGGAAATTAAGCAACCCTACTGATGATGGAGATGGATATAATATGGTATCAAACTGTTGTGGGGCAGAAATTGGAGAGGGGGACGTAAGTACCTGTTGTAGTGCTAGTATGTGGGGAGAAACGGGTATTTGTAGTGATTGCAAAGAACACGCAGACAAATATGAGATGTGTTGTCAAGAGTGTGGAGATATTTGTGATGAGATAGAGGACTATGAATATGAGCAGATACAAAAAGAAAATCATGAAGAAATGATGAGAGATGAATAAAAATAAAGAATTTTTACACAAAGTAGTAGATTTATTAGAGGTAATGAAAATAGAACTACAAGTAAAGGAAGCTAAGAATAATGATATGAAAATGGGAATAAGAATAGGACACAGAATATCAGCCGTTCAAAAGGTTAAACATTACATTAAGCAAAGGATTAAAGGTGAGGATATTCCTGAAATAACAGGAAAGGGGAATAGCAATCCAATATTATATTTATAAAGAAACTAACTATTAACTAAACTATTTTAAAATGACAAAAACAGAATTAAAAATCAAACTAGCAAATTATGAACAAGCTTTATTACATATAAAAGTGCTAATGCCTAAAACCTACAATGAATTAAAGAACAGTTCTTTCTTTTTGATAGCGAACAATTTTGGCAGACCACTAACTTAAACTATTAACTAAAACTATTTTAAAATGGCAAAAACACAAACTAGTGATATTCTACAACACTTAAAAGAAGGTAGAAGACTAACACAAAAAGAAGCTGTAAATGAATATGGCGCTTATAGATTGTCAGGGATTATACACTCTTTAAGGCGACAAGGGTATGATATAGTATCTATACCTATACAAGTGCCAACTCGCTATAAAAAAGCTAATGGAAGTCCTGTAACAGCTAATGTTGTTGAGTATAAACTTAATGATATAAAAGAAAAAACATTAAACGATATTTTCAAGTCAGATTATCAGGGTATTTTAAATGATGAAAAAGATAAGAAGAAAGGGTTTGACCAAAGACTTATGGATTTCATGAAAGAAATAATGGAGTAATGGGAAGAATGAAAGAAGAATTTATGGAAATGAAAATGCAAGAACAAGAGAATATTAATCAATTAAATAATAATATGTCAAAAAAAATGCGAGAAAAACTAATGAAAGTGAAAGAAAAACCACAAATTAAAGAAACTAAAGAGGAAACTCTAAAGAGATTATTTTTAGAGAACGGATTAGTTAAAGAAGATGTCTATAAAGATAAGAGAGGTTTCGTGATTATAACTAGAACCGGTATAGACAAGATTGTATCCAAACAAAACATTCAGATAGCATACGAACCTGTAATAATGACGCAAGAGTGGGTAGTAATAAAAGCTACTGCTAGTATGTTATTAGGGAAAGAAGCTAGAAATGTTATGAGCTTCGGAGAAGCTTCTGATAGTAATTTAATGGGGGGTGGTAAGAAATTTCCTGTTGCTATGGCCGAAAAAAGAGCTATGTCAAGAGTTGTTCTGAAGCTTTCAGGCTTCTATGAACAAGGAGTGTTTGGACAAGACGAGATTGTAGATTAATGGAGGATTGGATGGATGAGGTTCTTAATGGAAAACCACTAGAAGCAGAAATGTGGAAGTTAGGATACATTGAGACCCTCTTACATTACACATCAATACCAACATCAGAACAGTTAGAGATATTAAGTTCTTTAAACGAGCTTACCGATGAAGAAGCTGATGAAATACTTAAAAAAATAAAAGAAAATGAAATCAAAAGAGACCCAAGAGACCAATACGAACAAATGCGAAAAGCAGGAGTGTTTGATGATTGAAGTTATAAAGCATCACAGCAAACCATTCACATACATTGTCTCTAATGGTGCGGTAATGATTGGAGAGTTAGTTGAAGACGATATTGCTAATTTCCTATCTAAGAAAGATTTAAAAAAGTTTTACAACAATAGAGGTAATAAATTTCTAGTACCTGTAAACTCTATAAGAAATATCGTTAAAACACCTAAAATATATTAATATGCCAAAAGTAAATAATTACGATAGAGTTAGGAACTCTAGGAATGAATTAGAAGCAACCCTTAGAATAAGAGGAATTTCTAAAAGAAGATTTGGAAAGATATGTAATGTAAAAGGAACGACTATTGATAAGTATATTGAGAAGCCTTTTCTGTTAAGATATTATCACATGAGAAGGCTTGCAAAATTTCTTAATATAGATGTTAGAGATATTGTAGACATTATAGAGATTGATATTGCAGACGGAGAGATTGTTATACAGGGAGAAGAAGGGTTTACATTAATAGATGCTATGCCTTCAAAATACAGAACAAAAGATTTAAAAAATGCAGAACTATAAATTAGAATTAACAAAAGAAAGGGAAGATAAAATTAAGTCTGAGATATGTAAAAGGTATAACTTAGAATGGAGCAGAATACAATCCACAAGTAGAGTTAGAATAATCGTTGATGCAAGAAGATTATATTGTGGTATTTTAAGGAATATTTTTAGACTAACATTTCAAGAGATAGGAGATATGCTTAATAAAAATCACGCTACAATTCTTCATAATATACAGCAACACGATACGTTTGTTAGAATTTTAAAATCTTACAAGAAAAATTATGAGGAAATTGAAAGTATTCTTATGTTAGAGGATAATTATTATGTACATGAAGTGATAGAAATTGAAAGGCAAATGGATATGCTATCCAAAAGACTTAACGGCTTAATAGAAAAGAAAAACAATTATAAATTAAAATTAAAATTAAAACAAGATGGCAGAAAAAAATTATGTAGCAAGTAGTATTAAAAAAGTTTCAGGACAATATGGAGATTTTTTTAACGCAAATTTCAAATTAGAAGATTTGCAAAAGATAGCAAAAAGAGGTTGGGTGTCAATAGTAATCTCAGAAAGAAGAGAGCCGTCTGAAAAGGGCGCAACTCACTATGCTTATGAGAATACCTATGAGCCGCCAAAGAAAGATATAGAGGAAGTAAAGACTAATTCATCTAGTGATGAGGACTTACCATTCTAAATTATTTTAAAAAAAGATACAAATAATTTGGTCAATTCAAATAATTGTCGTATCTTTGTATAGAATTCGAGAGAGAATTGGGTGGTTAAACGGCAGGATAAAGCAAAAACCGTAATAGATGGCTAAAACCATCATAGGTAGAACCACGCCTGCCCGCTCTCTTAATTTTAACTAAACTAAAACTAACCAAAAGATTAAACGATTATGGAGAACAACTTAAGAAAAGATTTACTGATAGACACATTGTCTATTCAAACAACAAGTGGGAATGAATATGCTATGATTTCCTACATTAAAGACTTTTGCCTTGCAAATGTACCTGAAGCAAAGGTTACGATTAAAGATAATAATATATATGTAACCAAAGGAGAGAGTGATACATACCCTTGTATTGTTTCTCATACTGATACTGTTCACGATATACACAAAGAATTTAAAGTGTTTGATGATGACGGCTGTATATTTGCTTTTAACAAAGAAACAGGAACTCAAGTTGGAGTAGGTGGAGATGACAAGGTAGGTGTATGAATAGCACTATATATGCTAATGACGAGAGATATTATCAAGTGTGCATTTTTTCACTCAGAAGAAATGGGTTGTGTTGGAAGCAGGCAGGCTGATATGGATTGGTTTAAAGATGTAGGATATTGTTTTCAAGCAGACAGGCAGGGTAGTTCTGATTTCATAAATAATATATCAGGAAAACTATTTAGCAAGGCGTTTACTAAAAAGATAAGCCCTGTATTATCTCATCATGGATATAAAATCACATCAGGTGCGATTACTGATGTAGGTCAATTAGCAGAGAATGGTATAGGCGTATGTGTTGCAAATATGAGTTGTGGTTATTATGCACCTCATTCAGACGAGGAGGTAGTTATTTTTGACGACGCTAACAACTGCTTAACTATGGTAGACAGGCTTATAGATGAGTTAGGTTGCAATAAGTACGAATACCAATACACATCTAGCTATGGCAATTATGATTTTAACTTTTCAGAAGGAGGTAAATGGGGAGATTGGAATGGTGCTAATAGGAATTATTGGTACGGAGATTATGGTACTGCAAATAGGGAAGTAAAAATCAATGATGAAACAGGAGAGTTTGAATGTTATTATTGTGGTTGTTCTGAGTTATTAGAAAGCGACATTGGAGATGAGTATGCTTATTGTCCTGATTGTATTAGCGACATATATTGCGGAGAGCCTAAAGAAGAAATAGACCCTAATCAAATTGAAATGTTTGAAGATGATGAAGATATGAAACATTGGAATAAATCATTTGGAGTAGAGAATGATGAATATGAAGATATATCTGACAATTATGATGGCTCAATGAAGCATAGAAGCATAGTGAATAAGTATTTAACAGATTATCATAAAAATAAATAGATATGGCAAAGAGATTTACAGATACAGAAAAATGGAAAAAAGGTTTTGTTAGAAATCTACCTCCTGCATATAAGCTACTATGGTTATATATGCTAGATGATTGTGATAATGCAGGTGTATGGCAGGTAGAGGTTGAGGTCGCTTCAATAAGAGTAGGGGCAAAACTCAACGAGAAAGAAGCATTGAAACTGTTCGGCAATAATGTTATAAGTTTTGATGAGGGTAGTAAATGGTTTGTAAAAGAATTTGTTAAGTTTCAACAAGGCGTAAGCCATATAGCAGAACTTAACAGCAATTCAAATCCTCACAAAAGCATTTTAAGGATAGTAGAGCAATATAAATTGCTAGAGTTAGAGGACAACCCTATTGAAGTGATAGAGGAGGTTAAACAGGCTAAAAAGAGCAAAAGATTTAAGAAACCTACATTAGATGAATTAGAACATTATTGTATAGAAAGGCAGAATAAGGTAGATATACAAAAGTTCTTTAACTTTTATGAGAGTAATGGGTGGAAAGTAGGAAAGAACCCTATGAAAGATTGGAGAGCAAGTATAAGAACGTGGGAGAGCAATTCTTTTGATGATAAAAAGCAAAGCAAAACACAAAATCAATTAAACTCTTGGCAAAAAGCAAGAGATATTATTAATAAGAATATTTAAAATAATGGCTATACTAATTAAAGCAAATGGCAGGAAGAAAACCGTATCTCCTGATAACAATACAGACTTTAGTTTAAAAGAATTACAGAAGTATGTGGGTGGTAGTATTCAGATGGTTCAAACTAAAGATGATAGAGTTATTGTTATGAATGAGGAGGGGAAAATTAAAAAACTATTACCTAACAAAAGAGCAACTAAATTGTATGAGTACGGCGAATATGATTATATCGTTGGAGACGTTTTGGTTGTACAGAAAAATCAAATCAAATAATTATGAAATATATTAAACAAGAATTAAACAAAGCGTTAACTTTAAAATGTGTTGACCTAATAAGCAAGACTTTTGTTGAATTAGGACAAACAAAAAGTGAGGAAGAAATTGTTATACTTTCTCGTTCTTTATCTGATGATTTATCTAGAGATTTCTCTAATCTTATGTTTACTGATATTGAAAACGCTTTTAGAAATGGAGTTAGAAATACTGACTTATTTGCCTTAAATGTAAAGACTTATTATAGATGGATAAAGAGTTGGCGACAAATTATATGGGACGCTAGAGACCAAGTAGAGAATAAAGGGGAAGACCCTTTAAGAGTGGCAGGGTATAGACCTGAGCCAAAATTATTAACTAATAAATAAAACGATTATGGATAAACTACATTTTATGAAGATGTTTCTTGCTATGGGCGAGATGACACAACAAACGCAACAAGAAAAAGTAGCATACAAAGAAAGGATTATATTTGCTACTGAGGGAATTATAAAGCCTGAAGATTGGGATAATCTTTCTATCTTAGAGAGAGAAAGGAGATTAGATTTATTAACAAAAGAAATTTAATAAGTTATGGAATACACAAGTTTATTTGGGCCTATGCTTATTATTTTTATATCTTTGTTGGCAGGAATGCTTATCGGAGGAATAGGAATGATATATAAAGGAAGTCAAGAATTGAAAGCTACACAAGAACAATTAGATAAGTTTAGAGAATTATATTTTGAAGAAGTTAGAATTAATTCTCTAGCAGAAGATAAAAAGCATATAACTAGAACAGGGGCTTTAGCAAGATAATTATGAGTTATTTATCACATCTAAAAAGAAGCGCTATTTGTGACACTTGCAGATGGATTGTTAAGTTTAATGAAGATGAAACTGTTAGAGAGGTTAAGTTGGTTTATAAGCCGTCAGAATACAGCAAGGCGAACGCTAAAAGATATGGACATAAAGCTAGGAGACTGCACACTAGAGAGCAATTAATTAATGTATTAGAAGATGACAAAGAAAGAAGACACAAGAATAAATCCTAAAATGCAAATGAGCAAAGAGGAGTTAGGACTAAGGGACGAAAGAGTGCCTTATTACTATATTGGAAAAAATGGATATGAAGCAAGAAAGGTTTGCGATAATTTTGATTTACCTTATCACCTTGCCACTGCAACTACTTACATATTAAGGAGTTACCATAAACACACAACTCCTAAACAATGTTTAAAAAAGGCGATAGCACATTTAGAATTTGAATTAGAAAAAATAGACAGGGAGGAGTGTTAGGACATATATTAAAAGAGTACGAGAAAAAGAATGAGGAAGCCGATTTATAGAGTGATTATAGATTTTGGCTTCAAAAAGAAAGGGAGTGTAAGGTCGTATATTGGAAAAAGAATAGATACATTTGCATTAACCAACGATAAAGATGAGATTAAAAAAAGTAAAAGCATTTTAGAAAAGATAGCTAGAAAATGTAATAGAAAGCTATCGGATATAGATATAAGCTTTAAAAAAATACATATTGAGGGTCAATATGGAGAGACTGCTAATTAATAAAAATTAAAAACTATGGAAGTTATATTATTTGTTGTTATTGCTATTTATAGCATATTTCTTAATTTAAGATTAAGAGATATTGAAGAAAGGTTGGAAGAATATAATATGGAAAATGCAGAATTAGAGGTAAAAATCTATGCTAAAATGATGGAAATTCGTAAAGATTTAAAAAATGAAAAATCAGGAAGAAAACCTGCAAAAAAGCGTCGTAGAGTACCTAAAGCTACAATACCCTCAAGCTAGATATTGTGCAAGTTTAGGGGGGATAAGAACAACCTTCAGGCAGGCGGTAAAGGCTAAGGCGACAGGATATGTAAAGGGTTTTCCCGACCTTCAAGTATGCTACCCTACTCACAAGTACGCAGGATTGTTTTTAGAGATAAAAGCAAACAAAAAGTGTTATCCAACCAAAGAGCAAAAGGAATGGGTTAGGTATTTGAATGAGGTAGGTTACTATGCTAAGGTTGTAAAAGGGTTTGATGAATGCAAACAAGTTATTGATGATTATTTAGAGAATAGATTATGAGTGTAAGCATATATGATAGAAAAGATAGGCGAGGAGGAGGTTATTCTAAGCGAAAATTTACCTTTCAAGAAGCTGAAATGATAAGAGAGGAGTATAAGAGGGGTGTTTTTACTCAACAACAACTTGCTCAGAAGTATTCAGTAAGCCAACCTCTTATGAATTACATACTTAATAAAAAAACTTATAAAAAAGATTAAAATAATTTGGTCATTCCGATTATTTGTTGTATCTTTGTATAGAATTTGAGAGGATAGGGTAAAATTATCCCTCTTAATTTCTAACTAAACTAAACTAACTAAAAGATTAAACGATTATGAAAACAAAATTTAAAGTAGGAACACAAATGGAATGTTATGATAACCTAACGACATTCAAAGGAACAATCAGAGGTACAGGAACAGTTGAGTGGTGTAATGTAGATGGAATAACAAAGCCACGAGACATTTATCTAATAGAAGGAACTTGGGACAAGGAAACTAATGTAGAATGGTTTGAAGTTCCTGTAAGAACATTAGATAAACTAATAAGGGATTGCGATATTACAATACTAAACTAAACTAAACTAACTAAAAGACTAACGATTATGATGACTAAAATTACAAGTGAAACTGCCAAGCAGATTATACACGATACGAAAGGAAAGATATTCAGCGTATCATTTACAAAAAAAGACGGCTCACATAGAGATATGAATGCTAGATTAGGAGTAAAAAAGCATTTAAAAGGAGGTAAAGCTTCCTTTAACCCTGATGATTACAATATGTTATTTGTATTTGATGTACAAAAATCAGGATATAGAACTATACCTTTTGAAAGGTTGTTAGAGGTAAGATTTAAGGGTAAGAAATACAAGGTTAGTTAGATTGAGTGGGAGAACAAAGGTCAGGTTAATTCTTGAGCTACTCAAATTAAAAGGTTATCAGAAATGGTAGCCTTTTTTTTGTGCGTGAAACTGCTAGGCCTTTTATATACAATGAAACTGCCATGAAACTGCTAGGGATATCTTAATACCCCCTTAAATTTGATTATTTTTTTTTCTAGAGGTGGCTAGAGTAGGGGAGGGGGTGCTTTTTGGTCTGACAAATTGTCTTAATTATTTTGTCATACTATGCAAATAATTTATACATTTGTACCATATTAATCAATTAAATTTTTACATTATGAAGAAACAAGAAACAAAAACAGCAATTAAAGAAGTAATCTTAGAGGGCGTAATATTTGGCATTACTACCGCTCTAGGACTTACAATTATTGCATCATTATTAATCGCTTTTATTAACTTAATCAACTAAATTATGAAACTAGCAAACGACTATAAAAAAATATTAAAAACGCTAGGATTTAACCTAGCAAAACAACAACCGAAACACATTAAAAGGCAAGAAGGAAACCCGCTACAAATTTCTAGTATTACAGAAGAACGAAAGCACAAAATTTTAGAAAATACGGGGGTTATCATAAGCCCAAGAAACAAAGAACACCGACAAAAATACTTTGCAGGGTTAAAACCTTATAAATTTTTATTGTCTCTAATTGACGAAAATTTAACAAGTGACAAAAATATATTGTTTGAGGGTATCGCTAAAAGTTTCGTCGCTGAGTTTACTAAATCAATAGATTTAATCTGTAACATATATCAAGCCGAGCAAATACCGGAGATATACGGCATAGTACCGAACCAATTAAACGATAATGGCAAACGCTCATATATTACAACGGGCGTTTCTTGTATGCAGGGTAAAGTGAAACGCTTTTTTGATGTCTACAAAGATACTCAGGACTTACAATTGATAACGCTAGAAGATAAAGATGGTAATTTATACGGGAGGGCGTTATTGTGGTCAGATAGGCACAATCACAACCCCGTTAGCACTATAACTTATAAAGATGACACAAATGAAGTTGAGAAAATAGACACAAAAATTGAAAAGAAGTTTTATTTAGACAGAATATATATAGCCGACGCCTTATGTGGTACTGATAAAATAAAAGCAGTATATCAGGCGAAAGTTTTTAATTTCGTTTGTGAGGTGCTAGGGGTTGACAGTGTGCCGTGCTATAGTTCTAAACATCTTGCTAATATCAAAAGCGTAAATGTAGACAAAGGCAGCCGAGTGCCTACCGATTTCTATCCACTTATAAGGGGCGAAGCTCTAGATTATGATTTTTACCCATATTGCGATACATTTCAAGGACTCGATGGGGCTACTTGGTACGAGGACGGGGACGAATGCGAGGTTAAATTAACAGAGACAGACGGACAAAACGCCAATGCTACAGGTTGTAATTGTGAAGATTGTGGAGATAGAGTACACGAGGACGAAATATATTTTGCCGAACAGGATGAGCAATATCTTTGTGAAAATTGTTGCACCTTTTCCGAGTATGAAGACCAATATATCAATAATAACTATATACGAGAGCATAGGTCAACGGGAGACATTATGCACGAGGACAATCTATAATAACCTAATATTAATTAAATTATTTGCCTATGAAAAACAATCAAGATAAAACAATTTTAGGATTTGCAATCTGAATAGCAATTCTTATAAGTTGTTGCAACTAAGAGAAGACCCGAAAGGGTCTTTTTTTATTGCTTATAAGCGTTTTAAAGGCGTTTTGTGTTCTTTGTGGTATATTGGTATACCTTGACACTTTTAAAGCTATTAGAAACGCTTAAATTAATTAATAAGATATACAAACAATTTAATAAAATAGCAGTAAATAGATAGCCACACCCACGCGACCACGCATATAAACT